AGTCGCGGACATACGCGTATCCACCTGGTATACGCAGACAGCATAAGGAGAACCAATAATGCCAACAACAGTCATTACGGGTCGCGACCTCGTTCTAACCATCGCAACAGTAAATTACGATGCTCAGACAACTAGCGTGACTCTCGTAAACAGCCCAACAATCGACGTCTATCAGACTCTCGATGGCAAGGCTTACAAGCACACAGACGATCACTGGACTCTTAACATCGAGTTATTGGCTGACTGGGGTGCAGCATCATCACTATTTGAAGCAATGTGGACAGCTGCTGAAACAGCACCTAACACAACTTTGGCAGTATCGCTAACTGCTGCAACAGGCGCAGTATTTGCTTGCAACGTCCTGCCAGTATTTCCATCAGTCGGTGGAGCTGCTCCAGGAGCGCAGACAGATACTTGGGCGCTTACAGTAGTCGGCACACCTGCCGAAACTTTCTAAACATCTAACAAACGGGAGCAAAGATGAAACTACCAATAACAATTACATATAACTCAGGCGACGAAGCAACTTACGTTGCACAGCCTCCAGAGTGGGCAAAGTGGGAGAAGGCAACTGGTAACACAATTTCTCAAGCTAACGACAAAATTGGCATCTGGGATCTTATGTTTCTGGCTTATAACGCTTATAAGCGAGAGAGTGCTGGAAAGCCTGTTAAGTCTTACGATGTTTGGTCAGAGACCGTTGCTGATGTAACAGTCGGAGACGATAGCCCAAAAGCCACCAACCAGGAAGCATAAGGCGGATCCTCGTATCTCTAGCAATAGAGACGGGGATACCGATGCAATACTGGGATGATGCAGACGACATATTAACCGCGATAGATATACTGAAGGAGCGACAGGATGGCAGATGAAGTCCAGATCGCTTATGACAAATCAGATCTACGCGGTATTACCAGGGCTTTCAAGGGTATGTCCGAGGAAGCCGTTGAAGCTGCTAAAAAGGAAAGTTCTAATCTTGCTGAGTATGCTGCTGGACAGATTAAGATCGCAGCATCGACTCGTTTGGTTTCAGGGACTGCTGCTCGCCGTATTGCAGATGGAGTTAAGGTAAGCAAGACTTCAAAGATTGGTGAGTTCAGTTATGGTTTTGCCCGTCAAAAGTTTAGCGGTGGCGGTTCAACTTTAGATTTACTTTACGGTATGGAGTTTGGTTCTAACCGCTTTAAGCAGTTTCCAAACCGAACACCAAACAGAGGCAGAGGTAACTCAGGTTACTTTATTTACCCAACCTTGCGACAGATCCAACCGGATCTAGTTCGTAAGTGGGAGGAAGCATTTAGCAACATTCTGAAGGAGTGGGATTAATGGCAGGTAATAGAACCCTTAAACTTTCGATTCTTGCTGATGTCGATGATCTCAATAAAAAGTTAAAATCTGCTAATGGTGACGTTGAATCTTCATCTAACAAGTTAGGCGAGTTCTCAAAGAAGGCTGGAGTTGCTTTTGCAGCAGCTGCTGCTGCTGCTGGTGCTTATGCGACGAAGTTAGCAGTTGATGGAGTTAAGGCTGCGATTGAGGATGAGAAGGCTCAGACTCAGTTAGCGATTGCTTTAGAAAATGCAACAGGTGCTACACAGGGTCAAATCAAAGCAACAGAGGACGCAATCCTCCAAATGTCTTTGGCTTCAGGCGTAGCCGATGACAATCTCCGTCCTGCACTTGGGCGCTTGGTTCGATCAACTGGCGACATTACAAAAGCCCAAGATTTATTAGCGATTGCGTTGGATGTCAGTACAGCAACTGGCAAGCCGTTGGAGGCAGTCGCAAATAGTCTGGGTAAGGCATATGATGGAAATACCGCAGCTCTCGGTAAATTGGGTATTGGTCTTGATGCCGCCGAATTAAAGACTATGACATTTACAGACGTTCAAGGACGTCTAACTGAGTTATTTGGTGGCGCAGCAGCTGCTAACGCGGATACTTACGCGGGCAAGATTGCTAGAGTCCAGATTGCCTTTGATGAAGCCAAAGAGACACTTGGCGCTGCTCTTTTGCCAATCCTTGATAAGTTTTTAACATTTATTAATAAAAGCGCTTTGCCTGCAATCCAGGCATTTACATCGGCTTTTAGTTTAACTTCGGGGGATGGCTTTGGAAAAACCATTACCGACGTCGGTGAGACAATTAAAAAAGTTATTCAGCCAATTTTTGAAGGCGTTAAGGTTATTTTTGATCGGGTTAAAAATGCAATCGTAGATAGCAAAGACGAATTAGCCTCATTTTGGGAAGTCGTTAAATATGTTGCGCCTTTGATTGGAAAAGTAATTGGAGATTCCCTAAGGGTAATCGGTGAAATTGCTGGTGTTGTTATAACCCTAATTGGCAAAGTCCTAGGAGCCATCAAGCCGTTACTTAATACTGCTATCGATGGCATTAACTTAATTATCAAGGGTGTCAATCTAATCAAGCCAGGAGCAGATATTGGATTGATTCCTAAGATTAGTTCAACTGGTGGATCAACAAGTACCGGACCATTAGGCAACTTTTCAATGTCTACGGGTAGGGTTTCAACTTCTACATCAATAAGCACCGTCCCATCAGGTGGCGGGGCAACAAGTACTACGACTGGCGGTAGTGGCTCGACTGGAATTGCTGGAGTAAGCACCGCTGTTGCAGCTGCTGCTGGAATCGGTTCTTTTGACGTTGGACGATTCCGCATGGCTGAAAACGCATCGATGGCTCCTGTCTACAACATCAACGTAACCGGAGCCTTGGACAAGGAAGGCGTAGCCCGCCAAATTGTTGAGATTCTTAATGAGTCCTCTTACCGCGGTGGCGGTGGCGCTGGATCGGCTCTTATTGCATGAGCCAATACACTCCCGAATGGCAAGTAAGTATCAATGGTGGCGGTGATTACACAAACCTCACTCTTGCCAATCTAACAATTACTTCAGGTCGCCAAGATATCTATTCTCAGGCTTATGCTGGTTATTGCAATGTTGAGATTATCAATCTAGATCTTGCGCCTATTGTCATAGACGTCAATGACCAAATCATCATTAAGGTCAAAGATTCATTTGGAACCTTTATCAATTTATTTGGTGGGTATGTCACAGACATCGATGTAGAAGTCACTCAAGCCTCATCTACGGCTATTTCAGAGCGCATCAAGGTAGTTGCTTTGGGTGCTTTGTCTAAACTGCCTAAAACCCTTACAGAGGGCGTTTTAAGCAAGGATTTTGACGGCGATCAGATATACGCCATTCTTAGCGATGCTTTGTTTAATACTTGGAATGAAGTGCCAGCAGCAACTGCCTGGAATACTTACAATCCAGCCACTACTTGGGCTAATGCTGAAAACTCTGGACTTGGCGATATTGACCAACCCGGAGATTATGAATTAGCAGCTCGATCAGCCGACACGACCGATATGTATAGCCTTGTTGCTGGTTTGGCTACATCAGGGCTTGGATACCTTTATGAGGATGCTGAAGGACGAATCGGGTATGCAGATTCGACTAGGCGCAGCTCTTACCTTGCAACAAACGGTTACGTTAATCTAACTGGCAATCATGCTCTTGCTCGTGGCGTTCGGACTCAAAAGCGCTCAGGCGATGTCCGCAATAACGTTACAATCAGTTACAAGGCGAACGCTCAAGAATCAGCGTCAGATCCTGATTCTATTGCTATTTATGGGCAACAGGCTTACCAGATTAGTACTTCACTTGAAAACGCAGCGGATGCTTTGTTCCAGGCTAACTTTTATTTGGCATTGCGAGCATATCCAGAAGCTCAGTTCAAATCGATTACTTTCCCAATTAGTAGCCCAGAAATCGATGACGCAGACCGCGATGCTTTGTTAAACGTTTTTATGGGTATGCCAGTAAATATTACTGATCTACCTTCAAATATCACTAATGGTCAATTTCAAGGCTTTGTCGAAGGCTGGACTTTCAGCGCTGGCTATAACGCCTTGTACTTGACTTTGACCGTATCTCCGACCGCTTACAGTCTCCAATCCACTCGATGGAACGGAGTCTCAGCATTAGAGACATGGAACACTCTAAGCAACACCCTAGAATGGATTGACGCTACAATAGTAGCCTGATAAAGGAGAAACATGGCAACGACAACTAACTACTCCTGGGAAACCCCGGACGATACCGATCTCGTTAAGGACGGCGCAGCTGCTATCCGCACGCTCGGCTCCTCTATCGATACAACAACAAAGGCGTTAAATCCATCAACGACTCTTGGTGATATTGAATACCGATCATCAACTGCTAATACAAACACTCGTTTGGGTATCGGTTCGTCAGGTCAAGTATTGACCGTAAGTGGTGGCGTACCTGCTTGGGCAACAGCGACATCAGGAGGAATGACGTTGTTGGCGACTCATTCACTCAGCGGAGCAACTTCTACAATTTCAGGTATTTCTGGTTCATATAAAAAATTAGTAGCATTTATTGAATTACCACAAAACGCAACAGCGGACGGATATTTTAGAATTGCACCAAATGGAGATACAAATCAATCTTATCTAGTTGGTATTAAAACAGCAACAACCGTATTTGATGTTAATGGCGGTTATATTAGTACTTATGCAAATACAAACCGATCTAATGTCAATTTTAGTGCAACCCTTGTGATTGACAATTATGCTAATACGACGATTCCAAAGCCCGTTCAATATTATGGATGGTATGCGCCAAGTGCTGGATTTGGACCATTTATTCAATCAGGTATTTATGGACCAGCAAGTGCAGTAACGTCTTTGGTTTTCTCTAATTCAGGCGGAAACTTATCATCTGGAACTGTTTACCTTTACGGAGTCAAATAATGCCAAATCCAACAATTAGAATCCACAACATTGAAACAAACGAAATCATTGATCGTGAAATGACTGATGCTGAATTAGAAAGCCATTTAGCACAAGAAGCGATTGATTTGGAAAAAGCCGAACTTCGATTAGCAAAAGAAGCTGCCAAAATTGAATTGTTGGCTAAGTTAGGCATCACTGAAGATGAAGCCAAGTTGTTGCTTGGATGAAGCCTAAACTTTCAAAGTCAGTCGTTCAATTAAGAGAGCAGGCAGACGATGCTTATCCAGATCGAAAGCGTAACTCTGACGGCACAATCGGGGATGCCAAGCACTCAACCAGAAAGAGCGATCATAACCCTGACCCTGATTCAGGGTATGTCCGCGCTATCGATCTCGATGCTGATTTCAATGAACAAGCCTCTACAGCTGCTTACATTGCCGACCAGATTCGAATTGCAGCCCGAACAGATAAACGCATTGCTTATGTCATCTTTAATCACAAGATTGCAAGCGCTCGAAGCCTCTGGCGTTGGCGCAAATACACCGGAGTTAATCCACACACCAAACACATCCACGTCAGTTTTACAAAGGCTGGCGATACGGATTCGAAGTTTTTTAACATCCCGTTACTAGGAGGAACAGATGAGCCAAGACCTGAAAAAGATGCTAGCAAGTTGGGGCAGAGCGTTCCTAACAGCTGCTCTTGCACTTGTCGCTGCCGGAGAGACTAACCTTAAGCACATTGCTTACGCTGGGGCATTGGCAACAATCCCGCCAGTAATGCGTTGGTTAAATCCTAAAGATGAAGCCTATGGTCTACGGTGACCGCTAATGATTGGGCGGGACTGGTTCTCGCTATTGCCTCAACGCTTACTATTGTTGTTGGCGGTTTGCGTTATCTGGTTCGCGGTTGGCTGTGGACTCTTACACCGAATGGTGGATCATCTCTCGCAGACCGATTGGCAAGAATAGAGACACGCCAAGAACAGATGATGGAATTGCTCAAGAAGTAAGGGACACTTATCCACATGGCTAGAAAACCTACTAAGGCGCTTGAGGAGCAAGGCTATTCTAAACTTGATGCTTACTGCATCGGGTTACATGAATACTACAAGTCCTTGCGTAAGGCTGGCTTTGCAGAGGGTTTAGCCCTGTTTATGATTACAGACGTTCAATCGTATCCAGGTTGGATCTTGCCAGACCCAATCGATCCCGAAAAGTTTGGCAATTACGAGGATGATGAGGATGACGATTAAGCGCATCGTAGTCGTTTCAGATCTACAAGTGCCTTACCATGACAGGGTTGCAACTCGTAACCTTGCCAGTTTCATCTCTAAGTTTAAGCCAAATCAAGTAGTCACTATTGGCGATGAGATCGACCTGCCCCAGATAAGTAAATGGGAGGAAGGTCGAATGGGCTCTTATGCCCAGACCCTAGACGATGATCGTAACGAGGCTGTTCAGCTGCTTTGGGAGTTAGGCGTTACAGACTGCATTAGATCTAACCACACAGACCGTTTGTATAACGTGATTATGGCTAAAGTTCCTGCCTTTGGCGCTTTGCCTGAGTTGCGCTTTGAAAAGTTTATGCGCTTTGATGAATTAGGTATTACATACCACAAGAACCCTATGCCTATTGCTCCTGGCTGGATTGCAGTCCATGGAGATCACACACCAATCAAGCCACAAGGTGGTTTATCAGCACTTGAAGCAGCCCGCAGACATGGCAAGAACGTAATCTCAGGACATACTCACAGAGCAGGGCGTTCAGCCTTTTCAGAGGCTTCTGGAGGGCGTATTGGGCGTGTATTGCATGGTGTAGAGGTTGGTAACTTAATGGACTTTAAGCAAGCTGCTTACACTAAGGGCGTGGCTAATTGGCAGCAAGCATTTGCCATCATGTACGTAAATAAGAACAAAGTCCAGGTAGACATCATCAACATTGAGAAGGATGGAACCTTTATTGTTGCCGGTAAGTCCTACGGCAGAGCGAGATAAATCGTTACCGTTTCGTTATCAAAATAAACGTGTAATTGTCCCAGGAGTATGAGACCGTAATCCAGTAGCCAACCCAGGCTACGGAATCGGGAGTAACAAAATGGATCTACAAGTACCAGTAATCTTGTTATTAATAGTTGCTAATGTTTTATGGTTTATTGTCGGTTGGGGCAAAGGCTTCACAGAGGGCAAGCGTGAAGGCTTGGCAATTGGCAAGAACAGTCAGCGCGTGAGTGTTAATGCGCGCTAATGACATCCTTAACGAAGCCCAAGACCTCATCGCAGACCGCGGTAAAGATTACGGCTTGGCAGCTCTCAATCACCTTCGAATCGCCAAACTCTGGTCAGCCTACCTTGAACGTAACATCGAGCCTCACGAAGTCGCAATCTGCATGGCACTTGTCAAA